TATTTAACTGGTTTAGAAAAATTTTGGGAATGAAATATTGGTCAATCTCAAAATACATAAAGATAAAAGTAAAGAAGGCAGCTCAGTTCATAGAGAGTTTTGAAGAAGTTATTTGCAAGTATGCAAAGGACAGAGGCTATGATGGTGTTATCTGTGGTCATATACATGATCCAAAAATAACAACTAAAAATGAAACTCTTTACATAAATTGTGGTTGCTGGACAGAGAAAGAAAATTGTTCTTTCGTTTATGAAGATGAAAATGGAGAATTAAAACTTGGAAGAAAAGAAAAGATTTGATAACTGGTATGATCCCATCATACTGTTTTTTTATTTGAGCATATTTGCTTCCATAGTAATTTACTCAGTGATCGTTGGAACCATATATGGTTTCTTCGTAAAGGAAGAAAAAACTGGTTGTAAAAATTGACATTGGAGTGGTAGGGTGTATAATTGTATCAAAGAGAAAGCGATGACAGAACAAAGCAATACCGAAAAACTCGTAGAAAATGTTATCAACTATTGTGAAATTTTAGAATCATTTCCGATTGCTGCAATTCAGGGGATGATTCCGTCAATTTCTCAATTGGCTGAAGAAGTTTCTATCGTTGATGCCGAAAGACAAAGGCTTCAAGAGGAGAATGAAAAACTTCGATTACTGGCCGAAACAAATGCTGTACTTACCCAAGAAATTGAAAAATTGATGGAAGAAATAGTAATCTTGAACGCTGAGGTAAATGTTCTCACAGAGAACAATAGAAGCCAAGCGATTATGTTGAAGAATGATTATCCCACAATGTATAGTGATGATTATAAAAAGTACAAGAAATCAAAATATTATATCAAAGATTGGGAAAAAACTCATTACGCAATGAAGGCGTAATAAAAAACCCCGATTTCTCGGGGTTTTGTTTTTATTGTGGTTTTATTCGTTTCGTTGCTAGATCCATCACTCTTTTATTCTTTGCTAGCATTTTTTCATTTTGTGCAACTGCTTCTGGGCCATCTAGTTTGGCCATAGATTTACCTACAGTTGAATCCCATGCTACCATTGCATCTGCTCTTGCTCTGGCTAATTTGAGTGCTGTCTGACCTTCTCGGGTATCACCAATCTCGTTCAGCAACTCTTCATTTACTTTTTTCTTGTTCAATAAATTCTTGATGTTGTTCAACTCAGTCTTGCTGCCTGGTTTGTTTGTATATTTTGCTTTTAATTTTTTAAGTTTATCTGTTGAAAGTTTTTGAAGTTGTTGTTTTGTGTGACTCTCTTCTAACTTATTCAATTTTGGATGTTTTGGCATTCTAATTGTTGTTGGAATCTTGGGTGCAGACTTTCCTCTTAGTGCCTCTGCTGCTGCTTTATCGGCGGCTATCTTTTCTCTCATTCCAGCCTCAGAAGTTGGCATAGGATCTTTTGAGACATATGTTTCTGCAATCATATTCTCGTAAGCAAAAACCTTCTCTTGTAATTGCTTGATTTGCTTGTTTACCTTTGCAAGTTCAAATTGAAGTTGTTGATTTTCTCTGATGAGTTTTTGTTCAAATATATGATCCATGATTGTCTCCGTATACAATATTTATAAAAAAACTCCCGGTAATCTCTTACCGGGAGTTCTCAGTAATGTCCTAAAGGATCACTTACCGGCGAATAGATTCACAATGTTGTGAACCGCATTCATTACTACACCGACGCCGCTAACGGCGAAGGGAAGTAGTGCAAGGGCTAGAGCCCAATGCCATACGTTCTTCCAGCAAAAACCGCAGGGAACGCAGGACTTAGTAGTGCAAGTAGTTTCATCAGCCATGGTAAATTCTCCTTTCAATTAGAATTTAAAACTGACACCAGCATTTACAACGCAGTTGTTTGATACTGCGAGGTCTTGCCAAACAGGGAATCCAATGCCAGCATTAACATTTACGTCTGTAGCAGCATTCCATTCCATAGATGGACCAAGAAGAACAACACCACCACCATCAAAATACTTTTGGGTGATGTTCAAACCTACATCAAAGTTCTGAGCGAACTTATAATCTAGATCTGAAACGAGAGATGCAACACCCTCGCCAATACGATACCCGATGAGTGGATCGTACATAGTACCGGGTACAAAACGATAATCGAATGTCTGGTTGAAATTCCAGTTTGTCCAATCAAGATTTGCACCTAGACCAATGTGTGGATCAAGGTTGGTGGTTTCGTAGCCAGCAGAACCTGTTGGCATCCAAAGACCTCCCTCAACGTTCACGGTAGTCTTGGAACCTAGGAAATCAGCGCCCTTGAGGAAATCCCAAGAGACTCCGAGTTCCATAGAACCATAACCACTGGCTTCTGAGACATAGACTGGAACGGTGAAGTGCCAATCAAGTCCAAATGCCTTTGCAGCGAGAGTTGTGTTCAACGCTGCGACTGTATCTGCATTTCCCTTCTTTGCGTAGATTTCTACTGACTCCTTGAGAGTCAGAGCATCTACCATTGGTGTAGGAGCGGGTGCTTCCTGACCAAACGCAGAAGAGGAGAGTGCAAGACCAGTCATAACTGTGCATAGTGTCTTCATTCATATCTCCTTTTTTAAAGACATCATTCGGTTTGACGCGAATGTAGGGATATGTATACCATGACTTGCGGTTGAAATCAATAGCAAATTCAAAGATATAGGCTAAAACTACATACTTAATCAGAGGAAACTACTACTATGGAACAAAAAACAAATAAATTAAAGCATTTCACAGAAGATTTTAGGACATTCATGGAAGGAAGAGTAAAAGATGAGATGCTAAAGGCAAGGGAAAGACCAGCGATTGCCATAACAAAAAAAGCAAGAGCAGAATCAGCAACAAAAACACATGGCGCTATACAAACAGCACTGAAGTCAGGAAAGATTGTCACAATTCGTGCAAGAACTGTACCAGACTTCGAAGCACCAGCAGTAGATCATAATCTAGTAGTACATCAAGGTGCATTGATGATGGTAGATCCAAAAGGTATGGCCAGAGAAGTATCACAAATGGTTCCCTCTGATAGCGGCCATATTGCAGTAAACTTCAAAGAAAAAAATAGAAGAGCCGGAAGAACAATGTATCTACACGCAGGACACGAATCAGAGGGTGACATGATTGAAACAGAGGTAGAACGTTCTCCCTACAGAGTTTCTATGGTTGGTGGTAGAAGACAATTCAGAGGACTACCAGATCTCTCAGAAGAATCCACAACAGATACAGTTAGAATTATGAATTTGCTTGAACAACGTCTTAAAAAAAAAGATTGGGCTAGAGGCGTACTAGGTGGATTGGCCGTTGCAGGATCTGTAATTGGAGCCCATCAAGCAACAAGACCTACCTTTCAGCAAGTAACTCCTGCTGTTGCAAAGATTGGTTCTGGTCAGGTTGTTGCCAAAACAAGAGAGGAAAAACCAACATCCTCTGCTCATTTACTTGCTTCTCAAATTATAAGAGAACGAGAAGGATTTGAACCAACTGCCTATAATAAAGATGGTACATGGACTGTTGGTTTGGGAACCACTCGCTGGTCATCTGGAAAACCAGTTAAACAAGGGGACACTATAACCAGAGAACAAGCACACAAGGAACACGAACACCACATCCACAACGTGGTTATACCAAAGATGGAGAAGACTGTTCCACATTGGGACAAAATGAATGATCACCAAAAAGCAGCAGTAATTAGTTTTTCTTATAACGTTGGCGAAAACTTTATGAAAAACAAAAATTATGAAAAAATTCAAGATGCCTTAAGTCACCCAGATAATTGGAATAAAGTTCCAGGCACGATGGCGTTGTATAACAAAGCACACAACCCAGAGACAGGAAGAAAAGAAGTCCTGCGCGGACTAGTTACGAGAAGAAAAATGGAAGGTGGATTGTGGTCAAAACCCGTTAATTGAGTTCGTAAACTGTACCGGATGCGCCTAAAGTAATTCCGATAATTTGAACTGGAATAATTCTAATGTCATTAGCAACCCCTGTAACACCAACAGAAGAAACTACTCGATTTCCTCCACTCAAACCAGTCATTTTTACAAGTATTCCAGAAGATGCACCAAGCAGCATTATTCCCTTGTTTTTTTGTAAAGTGCCGCTAGCGGAAATTAATCTTGCGCTTTGATAAATGTCCATGCTTTTATTCCTTTTAAAAGTAAAAGTATGTATACTATAAATAAGATTACGGAGATACCTATGGATACAAGAGCACAAAAATCTATTGTTGATGTCGTTAACAAAATTGTAAATGTACAACCGGAGCAGATTCAAGGAACCGATGATCCTGTTTCCGTCCTTGCCGAAACAATAGAACAATCTATGGAAGTATTTGAAGAACGCTTTCAATTTCCATTGACAGAAGAACAAGAAGAAATCTTTACAGATTTAGTCATAAATTTTGTAAAAGATAAAGAGCAAATAGAAACAGTAGATCTAAACGAAAGCACCGAAGATATAATAGAAAAGTATTCTCCTGAGCAAGTCTTTCTTTCCATCTTTGAAGATATAAGCCAAAAAGACCTGTTTCGTCAATTCGTCCAACAATACAAACAGGGTGTCTGTGGTTCTGAGGGAAGAGTTGCACCAGATGGTAGCATTGATCCAACAAGCACACTCAGTCCATTCTCAGCAAATTATCAAATGACACAACAAGCAATGGCCGATGTCCGTGCTGATCCTACAACAAGGAACATCAATCGCTACATGAGCGAAGAAGCAACTCACCCACTGAAAAAACACAAGAAGAAGTTGTATAAGATTACTTTTATGGATAAGGGTGTAAAGAAAAGAGGAACTGCCGTATCACACAAAGGCGTGATGCGTATTGTTTCTGGCAAAACTCATTTCAAAGTTTATGATGAGAGAAATCGTGATGTCACTTCTCAATTCTCTAGTGGTAAAAAAGAGAAGAAATAATTTAAAACTGTGTATTTCTTTATATAATGATGAAGTTGCAAAAACAATTTGTTCACATACCCCATCAATTTAAACCAATTGAATCTGTTGAAGATGAAAATGGTCGTAGATACCTATGTGAAGGTGAATATTATCCCTCTGTAACAACGGTAACAGGATGGCAAAAAAGATCTTTCTTTGCAGAATGGCGAAAAAACAATCCAGCAGAATTAAATCGGGTGACAAAAAGGGGAACAAACCTTCACTCCGTCATCGAAAAATACCTAGAAAACCAAGATCTCAATACGAAAGAGATGTCGGCGGACATACTGGAGTTATTCCTCCAGACAAAAACCACTATAAACCAAATTGACAACATTCGTGGATTGGAATGTCCGTTATTCAGCAAAACCTTGAAACTGGCTGGAAGAGTAGATTGTGTGGGAGAGTTCAATGGGAAACTCTCTGTAATAGACTTCAAGGGAAGTACAAAAACAAAAAGAGAAGAAGATATAGAGAACTATTTTACACAAACAACCGCATATGCGATAATGTGGCAAGAACAGTTCAAAGAACCAATTAAAAACATTTGCATAATTATTACTTGTGAAACTGGAGATGTTCAAGTATTCGAAAGAAATCCAGTACATTATGTAAAGCAACTAAAGTATGCAATAGATTATTATAGGGAGCAACAAAATGGACGCTAAGAGACTGATCAATGTAAAAAATACCAAAATGTGGGTGAGAGCAAATGAATCTTCAAATTCAAACAAGTTTAGAGATGCATTTGTTCAAAGATATGGTGGTATTTTCAAAAGACAAGGTTCTTCTTGGGTTTGGTCGGAACACATGGAAGAAAAGATACAACCTAGTAAAGCATGGCTGTTTACTAGAAACGATGGTGTTTCGTTTATGGTGGAAAACTTCATGGAATTCTGTAGGATTAATAATCTGTCTAAGTCAGCAATGTATGAATTAATGGCCGGGAAGAGAAAAAGCCATAAAGGCTTTGTGAAGATAGATAGGATTGTATAAGTCGCCTACAACCACCGTGGCGTACAACTAGCCGAGCAAGTGCTCGGCTTTCTTTTTCTACATATCTTACAGGGTTTGTCCTGTGGGAATCGTATAAATGGATATATTAACTGAAGCAAAACAAACAGGTTCGGCATTTTTAGTAACCGGCGCTTTTAATCCTTATACCAGAGGACACGAAGAAATAGCAAGGACTGCTGCTGCTCATGCAGAAAAGTCCGGTTATAGTCATTTTTATCATGGTCTTGGTGCTTCGGAGAATGCTCCAGACGCACCATTATCATTTAGACAAAAAGAACAAATAATAAAGGGTTCCCACGCACATATCAAAAAAGGTATGGGTGCATCTAGACTGAGTTTTGGAACCGTCCCGCAAAAATCTTCAATTAGTCCAATGCATCAAATTGTTCACCTCATAGAAAGGGGTGGGCATAAGCATATCACAGTTGGATTAGGACCAGATCAAATGCAAGGAGAGAAATCTCTTAGAGCAGCAATTGAAAAGCACATGAAGACACATGGTGGTATGCTTGGTTCTGATCAAAAAACAGTGCATAGAGTTAAAGTTGATTTTCATCCACTTGCAGCGAAGAGAAGTGAAGAAGATTTACCTTTGGAAGAATTATCCAAATTGGTAGTCGGTGGTAGAATTCCAGTTGAACACGCAAAGGCTGGTAGACTCAGAAAAGCAATATTAGCGGGAAAAGATGATTTAGCACACGCATTTATGCCAGAATCTATTCTTGCATCTGGTAAACAAAAACAATATGCATCGATGATTCGTAGACAATTTACTAGTGTTGTCCCTGCTGCTGAAGAAGCACGAAGATTGGAGAGAAACAAAAAAGCCAGAGAAAGAGCAGCAGCAAGAAAGAAAAAGTTAACAGAACAATTTTCAATGGATAAGATAAGTGACTTTGCAAATATGTTGAATGAAGCACAAATTGTTCAATCTGTAATAAAACAAAGAAAAACAACTCTAGCAAACAAATTACATAGAGCAAAGAAAACATCATCTATGCGCGGCGAACATCCGTTAGCAAGAAAAGCAAGAATAGCAAATGTTCGTTTTCAGGTAAAGACTAACTTCTCTAGGCGTCTGCTAAGTGCCAAACGAGCCGAAATTGCTAGTGGTTTGGATAAGCAACCAAGAACAACAGGAAGGCCAAGAAGAGTGAGAATAAGCGAAGAACTAATATCAGAAGCAGTAAAAAGAGCAGTCGCATCTCCACGGAAAGTTCGTTCTAGTGCAAGAACTGAGGTTCGTTCCGCAGGCAATCCACGAAAGAAGGATACAATTCGCAAGCAAGAAGAAAGAAGAGAAAAAAAGGGTGGTGCTTATGCAGTAGTAGTTGCTCGCGAAGGCAAGAAAAACAAGATTAAGATCGTATCGAAGCGTGACATTGGTAAATCTAGAGTATTAGTTTCTCCTGACGAATTTGATAAGGGTAAGGCAAAGCGTTATCTTGATGATCCCAATTTCAGAATCACAGATTCTTCGAAAAAATTATTCCCTGAGTTTTCTAGAGCAAAACCAAAGGGTGCTGCAAAGAAGAAAAAGGCAAAAGAAACAAAGAAAAAAGCAAAGAAAGCAGCAGAAAAAAAACCAACTGTAACTAAAAAAGATCCAAGAACAATACTCCCAGAACTTCCAAAAGTTCCACCAAAGGGAAAAACTAGAACAACACCAAAGTCTCAATATGAGGATTGGGATCATAGTTCTTTGGATCTAGAAGCAGCAATTCCTGTGGTTCTCAATCAAGTTTTGGGTATAAAAGGAACTGACCCAAACCTAGAAAAGAAAATGAAAGAAAAATTGGCTGGAAGTAAAACTCTCCAAGCATCAGCCATGCGTTGTGTTCAACAAATACAACAACAATTTGGAGACATGGTTGGTGTCCATATGGGATCAGCAAAAACAAAACTAACAAAACAATGGACAGATTCTGGTGGAACAGATAGCACACCAAAAACTGATATAATGTTTGTCCCCAGAGATTTATGGAAAAAAGCAAATGGTGACATGAGCAAAATAGATCCCAAGAAATGCATTCGTGCAAGCATGAAAGTTGGTGCTTCTCGTATTCTAAACGCAGAAGGTGGGGAAGCAGCAGCAACCGTGGAGTCTGCTCTTAGGATGGCTGGAGACATTGCCGCTAAGAATCCTAAAGTTAAAAGCATAGTCAAAAAAATCAAAGATGCATTATTGAATTTTGCCAAATCTGCCGAAACCGGGACTTATGAAGTTGGAGAAATCAAGTCCTACATCTCTGACGGAGAACTTCCATCAGGTGCTAACGAAGCAGAGATGAGAAAATATAAGAGAATAGTAGAACAACAAGATAAGTTAAAAGATGATGTGGCAAACATGTTCCGAGAAATTTTTGATATCAGCGAGGAATTCCAAACCTCAATGATATTAGAATCATTTAGTGGTGTTGGTAAGTTTGGTGCAAATAACGCCGCGTGTGCAACCCATTTGTTGGGAATGAATAAAGATGGAACTGGCGTCAAAGTTGATGTAATCAGTGAACAACTTATTAGAAAAATTCTCCCAGATCTAAAAATCAGAGGAGCATTTAAAGGAAGATCTAGGGCTGTAAAGGGACAGAAGAAAAAGATGAGATCTTTCTCTACTCTGTTTAACATTGACTACACCCCAAGACTACACGAACAGATGGAAAATTCTATGTTCGGTGTTCCAATGAGTTCTCAGATGAAAAATGATTTAGATGAAATTGGAAATGATGTCAATGCACTTATGTTTTACACAGAATTAGAACCACAAATAATGGTTTCTAATGAAGTTGATGTTACAGATTACATGGAAGGGCCATCTAGAGGCTATAATCAAATTATCATAGACGGTAGAAAAGTTTTCTCTATTCCGGTTATGGATTCTCAACAATTTGAAGAAACGCCACAAGAAATTAATGAAGATTCTTATGGATTCATAAATGATTTCTTGATCGAAAATCAAGATAACGAAGAAGGACTAAATATTGCGCTGACTTCCGGTTTGGTTTCACCGGAAACAATAATGATAAATGGATTAGAACCAGATTTAGCAAGTTTATTGAATGAAATGTGGGAAAATAGTTTGTTATCCCCAGAGGCATTTGAAAGTTTTGTGAATGAGGCTAGAAATTACAGAAAAGAATATGACAACTACCACAGCAAACCAGAACAAAGAAAAAACAGATCTAAAAGAGTATTGGCAAGAAGAAAAATGATGAAAAAGGGAAGAGTTAAAAAAGGTGATGGAAAAGATGTAGATCATAAAGATGGAAATCCACGAAATAATGGTGATTCTAATCTAAGAGTTCTTTCAAAAAGCAAAAATAGATCTATGAACGAGGAACATGGTGCTGGAGAAATTGGAACTGATGAATTGAGAAAAAAATATGTAAAGGAAACACCAGGCATGGTTGACCCAATTCAGGAAGTTCTAAAAGGAGTAGTTAAAAATGGCATCAAACAAAAGTGATTTACTCATTGAGTGGTTTGAAACAGCAAGTCTAATTACGGCGGGGGTGGTTGGTGTAATATTAACCACCATCAAATTAGTCCCAAAGAGAAAAAACGATGAAGATAAAAAATATATTGAAGTTCATGGTGAAATTCATGAAACTCTAACGGAACTACGAGTCAAGACAGATGCTGCAAGATCACAGATCATACAATTTCATAATGGAGAATACTTCATGGATGGGGTGTCAATGCGAAAGTTCACTCTCACACACGAATCTCTATCTCGTGGCATGTCAGCCGACGCTGGAAGAATTAAAGGATTGCTTTGCTCCATGTTTGTCCCTCTACTAAATTCTGTGGTTGAAGACGAACCAAAAATAATATCAATGCATGATTTGCAACATTCTTTCTTTAAACAATTTTTTGAAGATAATAATGTTGAGGGATTTTGCGTATTGCCAATAAGAATAAGGAATCAAATTACTGGTTTCTTACTAAATCAATGGTGCAACTCTACTAAGTTTGATATGGTAGATACCTCGGTAGTAAAAGAAAGTATGTTGTATGCCAGAAACGCAATAGAAGTTCAACTTGCATCACAGAGAAAAGGTTAATGTATGATAAACGAAGATCTTAGAAGATGGTTTAAAGAAAAATGGGTGGATATATCAAGAAAGAAAAAAGGCGGTGGTCATCCACCGTGTGGTAGATCTGAAGCCAAAGATTCATCATACCCTAAATGCAGACCATCTGTTAGAGTATCTTCAAAAACTCCAGAAACATCCGGTGAAATGAGTAAAGACGAAAAGAAGAAAGCAGTTAGACAAAAAAGATCAGCAGAATCAAAAGTTAGTACAACAACACAAGGAAGAAAACCAGTCATGACATCACACAAAAATATTAACGAATCGTTGGTAGAAAAAATAACAAATTTTGCAAAACCAAACGAAGAACAAACCAATAGTAAGTATCAATACTCCTTCGATAAAAATGTATTGGAGAATTTAGATTCATCTTTCTTGAATAAAAAAGTCATAGTACAATACTTGAACGAAACCAATGATATAACCCATAATAGAGGATTGTTTAAGATAGCGTCAAATAGTTTTATCAAAAATGGTAAAGATTTTGAGATCTTAAATGAAAATGAAACTGTAGCAGTTTCATACGATGACATACTTTCCATCAAATTTGTAGAAAATGGAAACATAACAGAATATTCTGTCCTGAATGAAGGAGAAAACAAACCAACAAATCCTTCACTTTGGAGTAAAGCAAAGTCTCTAGCAAAACAAAAATTTAAAGTTTATCCTTCTGCCTATGCAAATGGTTGGGCTGCAAAATGGTACAAAAAACATGGCGGTGGTTGGAAGAGTGTAAACGAAAACGTCCAGTTAAACGAACAAGTGACAAAAAAACCAATAATGGAAAAGGTAAAGCCAACCATAACCCGATTACTCACTAGACTTGGTGTGGTTTCAGAAGAAATTGTAAATGCAAACCATGCAGGAACAATGACTAAAAAAGAGATAAAGAGCAGGGATAGAATTGCAAAAAAGGTCAAAGCAAAACCAATAAAGGGTAAAGATACAGCAGAAAATGCAAAATATCGTCTTGCAACCTATATCGAACTTCGCAAAAGAGGACAAGAACCAAAGGGAAAGAAGAAAAAGGGCAAAAAGTAAACCGCATAAATAACTAAAAGAGGAAATCTCAATGAAACGATTTAAAGAACTTAGAACAGAAATTTCAGAATTAGCAGAAGAATACTCCGAGGGTGGTGGTTTTGGATATGATCCAACTCTTACCTCCAAGGGCAGAGATGCAATGGATAAAGTTCGTCCCGTGGACTATAACAAAGAAGATGATTTAGAGAGAATTAATGCCTTTATCTCAGCATTCACCTCACGTTCATATCTAGATCCAAAGTCTGCCTTGTATGTTTTACGAGCCAAAATGAATTTAGCAAACGTTGATTTTGACCTAAACAAATCAACAGAATTAGAAACAAACAAAGAATACGAATTCCCACTAAAGAGATTCGGTGGATCTTTTGGAACATCCCCAACCCATGATCTTTCAACTGGGTTCGAAGTAACCAACGGTTTTGATGGGAGAAATTTTGTCCTAAAACTAATGGTTCAATCAAGCGGCGGAGAAACCAAAAAGGCTCCATACTACATCAAGGCTAGCATAGTAGAAGCATAACAGTCAATGAAGTTTGAATCTCTTAATGATGAAAATTTTATGATGTATGCCATGCAGCATTATGATAATCCATTTTGCAAAGGCATAAATGAGTTCAATGACGACCTAACGCGAGTAAAATACATTAAGAGATTATTAAATCGTTATGATAAGTCAAAAGATTTGAAGGAAAGGCTGATATTAAATCATATAATACTGTTGAACAACGTGTTTGGAAATGAAGCCTGTTGCAGAATTCTTTTCTTTAAAGTGTGTCCAAAACTTCATCCGTATCTTAAATCGTTTTTAGAATATCTTCAAATTTTACCGAGTAGAATACCAGAAACTGATTTAGAAAAAATATTAAGTGATCATAGAGTAAACAACATATTGAAAAATCTAAAATGAACCTATCTTATTCACAAATTGTAACAAGTTTCACTATATGGGAATTTTTGTCAGAGTTGACAAAACCATTCACCCAAATGGACATTTACAAGGCGGGAATAATTGACGCAAACGGTAAGTTTTTAAAAGATCCACAAGACTACAAAACACAGCAAGAAATGAGAGCCGGTAATCCATTTTATCGGTTGATTGTCGTATTAAAAAGAGCACTACGAACTTCTTCAGATCCAATGGTTCGTTATGCCATGACAAATCCAATGGCTGCTATGACAGCACTCTCAGAAGAAGTTGATTCTCTCGGCGGTGATGGTGAATATTTCTTAAGTTACATTAAACCAATTATTGAAGAAATGTCGGTTGGTGGTGGTGGAATTGTTGGTGTTGGTGTTTCCGCAGACAAACCAGAAGATGTTGTTGTTACTCCGGCGGCCGCTTTAAGACACAAAAAACGAGTCAAAAAGGGAGTTGGTAGAAAGTTATTCGAGAATCTTCTTTTGGAAGCAAAAAGAGTAGTACAAACAACTGGACACATGACACATGTTGGAGATTTTTTGTATCATGGTAATCCAGCAACTGCGATAAGACACCTTGAGTCATCTCATAGAAGATTTGCAACCGGAAGACAGTCTAGAGGACATACAATGTCATTGAAGGCTGACGGTGGTCGAAGTATAGTTATAGAAATGGATGAAAATGGACAAGTATCGGTACTACCAAAATCAGGAGCAGCAAAATTTAGAACAGAAGAAGAAATAACAGCGGCAGCAAAAGCAACAAATAAAGAGCATATGATCAGGGATTTAATTCCTGCTCTTCGTTTTGGTAAAAAATTAAACTTAAAGCCAGGAACCGCAGTTCAGGGTGATTTGCTGTTTACTGGAACCGAACATGGTGGTAGAACTCAACCAAATGCAATTAATTATTCTGTTCCAAAAGAAGCATCAGTTGGTTTTGCTCCACACTCTTTATATAAGACCCAAAGAGGAACTTCAAATTTAATAAAAACTTCAAGTAGTGTTAGTGGATTATCAGCAGAAGGAGCTTTTATTCCTAATTTGACTATAGGTAAAAAAACAAGATTAGGATTAACTCCCGAAAGAGCAAAGGTAGTATCTAGTTCCATAGCACAAGCCAAAAAAATTCTTGGAAATAGAGATCTGGTTAGGTTTGCTAGAGGCTTACCACAAGACAAAAAGTTCCATAGAATGGTTCAAGAGTATTCCAACGAAGCAGCAAGAACTACTGGTGTCAGATCTGTAAAGGGACTAACAGAATTTATACCAACACACATGGGTAAGGCATCACAAAGAGGACTGTCTGAAAGAACCAGAAAAGCAATGACAGATTCTTTTGCTAGAACAATACAACAAAATGCAAAACATTTAGAAGGTTTATTCACTGCACACGGACATATAAATGCAGCAAAACACGCACTGCTTGATCAATTTGGAACTCACTATGATCAATTTGATCTAAGAACCCACGGTGGAGAAGAACATGAAGGATTTGTCTCTGCTATGGGCAGACCAGGGATGGGTGAAACCCAAGCCAAGTTTGTCAGAGAAGGCCCCGGTGGATTCCCAGAGAAGAATGTTAAAAATGCCATTATTCGCTTCGGAAAAGCACCAGAAGCATAAATAAAAGTAACGGAGGTACAGTATGATTCCAACAGAATTGATTTCCATGCTCGGCGGTGGAATCACCGGATTTCTATTTCGTTATTGGGCGCAAAGAGCCCAAGATCAAAAAGAAATGTTCCAAATGGCAATGGAAACAAACAAACAAACAACCGAAAACCAAGATAAGGCTGCAAAAAGAGTACCACTTGATGTTGGTAGGGGAGTCAGACAATTCATAGTTCTAACAGTTCTATTTGCAACTCTTGCTGCACCATTTATCTTACCGTTCTTTGGACTTCCAACCTTTGTAGAAGTTGATGCAAAGAACCCAGAAGGATTCTTTGGTTTAATTCCTGAAACCACCAGAAAGTTCTTCGTTCAAATAAATGGATTCCTCTATACATCTGAGAATAGACAAATTCTTCTCAGCATAGTTGGTTTCTATTTTGGTTCTGCTGCCGGTTCTAATAAATCATAAGGACAACAAATGAAATTTATTCTTCCAGTATTGTCACTACTTCTTGCGGCGTGTGATACAACTCCAACAATTGTACCAGACACCACAAAAGACAATCCAATAATTCTTGGCATGAAAGATAGAATAAATGAGCCAGGAGTTGCACAACAATCATATAGTTGGGTTTTCTGGTATGCTCCTGTGTTGGTAATATCTTTATTCTGGGCATATAGAGAATTCATTCGTAAACCAATTCTCTGCGATGATGGTTTAGAAAAAGACGAACCAAAAGAACAAACAAACAACACACCTTAAGTGTGTTGTTTGCTCCTCGGGCTAGGATAGCAGTTAAAGTTTAGTGCGAAAAAGGATTAATATGGTTTTACCGAAGCACTCTCACTGTGTAAACTCTTCAAAGGGACCCCTATTACAAGGAGGTGATCCAGCCATTACACTCTGGGATAATCCCAATATGAGAGGTGTTGATAAGGTATCCCCACTTCAACTGATAGAGTATTTATACTTTATGCAGATTTGAAAAAATAAACCTATTATTCTTTGGCAGAAATACTCTGCCAAAGACTCTTACAGATGTAATAAGAGTCTACGATGTCGGAAACGGGGTTTCCGACATCTTTTTTATTGGGGGTAATAATATTTTTCAGCATCACGCCAGTTTCTGAGACAAAAGCATTGTACATCAATTCTTTGTCCGCGTTCCCTTTGCCAGTTGCATTCTTTTTCACCACTGTTGGTGGTATTGTCTCCACTGGTATCATCTGCTGAAATAGTTTGTATTTTAAGATGCCAGTGTTTTCCGCTATGTGAAACACTCTTCCCTTGGCCGCGTAAGCGTAGTCTTCTATGCCAACCATCTTGCAACCTATTAGGTATTGAATTGCCCATTCCGATATTGTGTCGTATCTCTGACATTGGTTATTATAATCCTCAAAAGACTCACCACGAACATTTCCCAAAAACACTGTGTTTAATTTCTTTACATCTGTTAAAAAATAAACCATACAGTTTTTAAATGCAAACTCACCATTGTCTGTATTATAAATGCAGATGCTTGGTGAAGTTAAACTATAATCTATTCCCGCATATATTGTCATCATATAGTATTTAGAAACTTAACAGGAGTAGTGGTTCCGGCGGCCTGAAGATCGATACTTCAATTGATCCTGAGGCGGAGCGGGCCCGGCCACTACCCCTGTACAATTATATAGCCATTTTAAGCCTATTTGCAAGCCATTCTGCAACATTTACTGTTACTGCATTTCCCATCTGATTATATCTTGAAGTATCCGAAAGTCCCTCGGTCCAGTTATCTGGAAATCCTTGCAGTCGTTCACATTCAATTGGAGTTAACATACGAACTTCATTCTTGCTTTCTATGACTAGATTGCTAGATCTTTGATTTATGTCAAATAAATTTAAAGTGTTTGCATAATCCGTTTGAACCCATGTTTCAAAATCAAATGTGCTTTGTGCTTTTCTTGACTTGCGAATTGCTATGGGGTATTCTTCAACATATTCGTCAAAGAGTTCGCTAAAGGTGGAAACAGAGTTTTTCCCTTTCGCTTCCCTCTTTCTAATATCCCCGCGCATGTCTTCATCAAGAGCAAGTATTTTTGAGGCACGTTCTTCTGCAAGATCTGCAACAACGAAGACTCTTTCTCTTCTGTGGGGAACACCGAAGAATCTACTGTCCAATGTTCTCCACGCGATAGATTTAGGACTCCACTGTTTGACCATTTCAGAGAGGACGATACCGAAATCTTTTCCGTTATTGCTTGTGAGCATTCCGGGGACATTTTCGACCACCACGAAGGATGGTCTTTTTGGCATATCTCTGACGATTCGAATAAACTCATAAAATAAACCTGATCTTTCTCCTTCTAATCCTTTTCTTTCTCCAGCAACGGACAAATCTTGACACGGAAACCCACCAACAACCACATCAACTGGAGATACTTCAGTTGGATCTATGGTACAAACATCATCATAAATTTTAGCCGAGGGAAATCTTTTAGACAAAATTTTTCTGCAAGTTTTTTCCTTATCACAAACCCAAGAAATAGAAAAGCCTTGATTCTCAAAACCGAGATCAAGGCCTCCTACCCCTGTAAACAAGGAACCAACTTTCATCACGAAGTTATATCAACTACTTCACACTTATCGCCGCTGCAAGCAAATGTTTGTGTTCCTGATGTCTTGTCTTCCTTCTCATACTTAACAAGATCAGACCAGTTTATGTTTTGAGGCATCTTTGCTAGAAGTGCTTCGTAATCTTCCTTTGTGCATTCTTGATACGGTGCTTGACGATAATTGTGATCACTGTGTGGCAGGAATGAAATACCACTGATCTCATCAAAGTGCTTATACACCCATGCACCAACATCCATCCATTCGTTTTCACGAACTGTGATTGTGATACTTGGCTTATGTTCGCACCAATATCTTTGATATGTCAACCACAATTCCAAGTGCTCTATTGCACCCAAATCGTTTCGTGTTACGCATCCATCTGGAGACTTTGTTGGGAATGAAAATACCATCACAGAATCTGGTTTCATTACACACTTCTCGTATGGGAATCCCATATCAATCATCATCTTACACAATGGATCTTTTTGATCTGCACGAACTGTGCGAATGTAATACTGAGAGTGTCTTGGGTGGATTCCAGAAGCAGCATCTACCAATTGAGATACAGTTCCAGATGGCTTTACACAGGTAATGGCAGCAGCAGGATTGATTCCAATCTTCTTGGCATACTCTGCGTTCACCTTTATTGCCATATTCTTCAGAGAAACCAAACCCTTCTCCAAATTGATTACATCATTACACATATTTTCATTATCAAGAATGCCTGTTAGGGATACACCAAGTAATGCCTCTTCTTCGCAGTTCTTCTTCCATTCGCTTGAGAGGTATGGGAAGTTCGTTAAAGACGCTTGGAACGTACCTAGAATCGTCGCTAGACGCACCTTACGAGCAAGACTGTCTGCTGTGTCATCTGCTCTTACAACGACTTCTGTGAGATTACAGAACTCACGGTCGCGTAGGATGATTTCAGAACAAGGATTGGTTCCAAACTCAAAGTTTGAATCACGACGATCCCCTAGTTTGGCAACAGTCTTCTTGCAAGCCTCGCGATTAAAGATACCGCGCTCACCACTCTTGCTCTTATAAAGAGACATCCATTCTTCCATAAAGATTCCCATGTCTGGTTTTTCTTTATAGGCAACTGAGTTATTGGCCAGTGCGCGTTGAGGATTGTCGTTCCACCATGCTCCTGATTTTGCGTCGCGCATTCTTTCATCAGTAAGGTTACTAAGTGAAATAAGTGCTGATCTTCGCACACCTCCGACCACGACAACTTCTGCAATCTTACAAACGATATCATGACATTCGATGGAAGTGAGTTTTCTTCCTGAAGCCTTCTTAAAAGTTTCAGTTGTAAACCTAAAGAGATCTTCCAACGGCCCCGGTCCCGATGCACGACCCCCAAATGTCTTAAGTCTTGCGCCAGAAGGACGAACCTTTGAGACATCCCACTTTGGAATTTGACCTCCAATAAGTAAGGACACAAGTTCCCTATACGCTTTAGCCCAACCAGCCTTGCTATCTTGGACAACAATAGTGGTCTCACTGTTCGTGAACTCCTCTGCAATAGTTGGAAGTTTCTCAACATATTGCCTCTCAACTGAGAAGCCCACACCTGTACCACACATGAGTATGTATAAAATTTCATCAAAAGCCCTCACTCGGTTCACAGCAACATATGAACAATTATATCCTGCTGTGTTGTCTCGTTGGAGTGCTTCACCGGCAGTCATCAATGCTCTCATGCTTGGCATGATTTCCAAGTTCTGTACTGCGGTTTCTAATTCACTACGAAGTTCTTTGGTAAGAATAAACTTGTGTTCGTTTTTAAGATGATTTTCGAAAAAATCAAAATATCTACGAACAGTCTCTTCCCATGTTTCTCTTCTTCCTTCGCTTTCAATCCATCTTGAATAACGCGAAAGGTGAATAAAATCCTGATAAAGACTTGGTAAACTCATTTGTTGCTCCTAATTTTTAAAGTTGGTGTTTTATGTAGTCAGTGTCTTCCAAGAGATTGGAAAGAGAGGTTCGATTATTTTGGCAATTGCACTAGCGTATTGCTGAACTTCCCATTGTGCGTGGGAATCAATTCTTTGGTGATAAACTCTAGCATAAGCGGAAAGAGAACCAGTCCACCACCATTCTGTGTATGTTCCTTGTGGAAGAATAGATCTTGCTTGTTCTGGTGCAACTCCTCGCTTCAGTAGTTCTTCGTATGTTTGAAGTGCTTCATTTACAGTAAATTCGTAATGTCTATTTGTTGTGTTGTATGCTTCGTCAATTTCCATGAAGTCCTCAGACCCTTGTTTTGCACCATTTGTTGGTTTGCCTCTCCATCGTGGATTATAAACAATTGGAGGATCACTGACATATCGACGGGAAACTTCGTTTTCTACAAATCCAACCTTGTGCTTAAATAGTTGAGTTCGAATAAAAATTGGAGCCTTAATACGAAGTGTAATTTGTGGATGTGCAAATGGTGTCCAATGCTTATGCTTGGCCAAGTAAGCAATTAATTTTTTATCCTTATCAGACAAGATTCCATTTTCTTGTAAAGTGCTTTCCTTGTTAAAGGAAACTCTGGCAGCGTTCACTACTGCCAAATCATCTCCCATGTGCATAACATATTCAACGTGACCGTGATCTAAAACATTAATCTTTTTCATCTTCTTCCTCTTTTTCTTTGTCTGTATGATAAAATTTTACTCGTCCAACTCCACCATAATCGGAGGAATACTCTACCGCTTTTTGCCACAAATCAGGATCTACTTCCTTTACCTTGTCTGCAAACCTCATGTAAATCATTATTATTGAATAGACAAAATCGGTTTCTTCTGTGTCCTCTATGGCAGAATAATAAAATTCATCATTTTCTTTTTTAACTTCTATTCCATATTGCTTTGCAAAAGAATGTCCATATTCTATTGCAGAATTGCACAATTCGTTATTCATTTCACAAACATATTCTTTGAAATGTATTCCAAAGTTTAAAAATGATTTTGTCATTTCTTCTCCATACTCTTCAAAGAAGTCATCGCTTTCTTGATCCATTATGTTTTCTTCCATTCATTTAATTTTAATTGTGCTTGCAAACCATTATATGTGTTTTGTTTAATAATTTCAATTATTTGATCTGAAGTTTTACCAGACAAAACCATATCATTTATATCTTTTTCCTTTATGTTATTTGGCCAAATAACTACGTTAAATTTTCTTTTAATAAGATCTTGTAGAGTTTCCACAACATCTCTATTTCTTGGTTGGTTGTCTATTACGAATATCACATTCTTGTCTTTAATTTTATCTGGTAATTCCATAGAAGAATCCATACCAAGAGTTGCTACACAGTTTGGTAAAAACAAAGAATCAATTGGCCCCTCTACAATATAAACTGGTTCATCTTTTACTCTATTCAAACCATACCACAATCTAGATGAGTTTTCTCTTTTAACTGTGATATAGCGAATTGTCTTTTTATTGGCTCCAATATATCTTCCTTGTGCTCCGATCAGAGATCCAGATTCATCATAAATTGGTATTACTAATCTTTCTTCTTTACCTATGACTCCATCCTTCTCTGGATCAATTGTCTTTACGACATTACCAAAGTTATTTGTATAATAAAGAATATGCATTGATTCTTTTGGAATCTTTCTAGAGATGACATATTTTTTACATGGATGATTTTCTTCTAAATCAGAAACAGGGATACAATCGGTCAATTCTGTTTTTTTGAATTGTGGTTTCTCAAACTTTATCTTCGGTTTCTTGTAATTTGACTTACCATTTTCCCCATTCTTCCATCTTTGTATTGCATATTCTTTGCAATGATTGGGGGAAACTTGTTCTAAGAAGTTATACAAATTACTACTAAAATTACAATTATGGCACTTGTAAAAGAAATCATTTCCTTTTTGAAAGAAAAATCCTCTAGCCTTATTCTTGTGCTTTTGTGAATCTCCACAAATTGGACATCTGCAATTTGCAAGCGTTTCTTTCTTCCATGCAAATTTCTCTAACATTGGAGAAATTATGTTTATGAACATTTTGTCAATGTAAGTAGACATCAGAATTTCCAATCACCCGTTGAGGATGTTTTCATTTTCTTGAACTTGTCTCTCATGTCATAACCGGAACCGGCTTCCTGTTCATCCGTAGTATTGCCAGCCACGAGAGTTGGCTGTTCAACAGATGGAATGTCAAATAGTTTCATCTTGGATCTATTTAATCCAATTACAAATTTTCTATTCGACATGGCATTATTATATCGATTCTTTAACTGTTTGACCATTATCTGATTTGCTTCTTCCAACTCCTCAGTAGAGATCAAAGCAATCATAAAATCAGTTGTGGCTGGAAGTCCAAAAGATTCAGAAGTGTTCTCAAGACCAACATCCGTATTTGAGTATCCTTCTCGGTTTGTTTGTGTCGCAGTCCAGATAGGAATGTCTTTCTCTACTGCAAGTGCTCTAAGTTCCTCAGCAATCGCTTTAATAAGCGTATAGGAATTTACAGCACCATTGTTGCGAATTCTAGACGATGCACAAATATTCAAATAATCGATAAAAATGATATCTGGTTTGAATCCCTTCTTGATTTGCAATTCGTCTAACAATGCTCGGAAGTGCGTAGATCCTGCACTAGAAGTAGGATACTCCTTGATGATGAGTCTTGAATTGATATTCTTGACTACATTGTTTATCTTCATCATATATGAACTCAAAGGCATATCTTTGAGATCATCCATAGTTACATCTAAAAGATTCGCGTCGATTCTCTCAGCGATTCTTTCTTCTGCCATCTCGCAAGTAATGTAAAGAACATTGTGGTTTTGAACAAGGCAATTTGCTGCATGGTGACATAGGAATAATGATTTACCTACGCCAGTACCAGCCATTACAACATTTAATGTCTTAGTTGGTGTGCCACCAGCAGTGATTGTGTTCATGTATTCGATATCAAATGCAATTTTTCTTTCTTTTTGGTGATAGAATTCAAATCGCTTCTCTGAATCATTTGTGTAATCGTGTCCGATATGAACATCAAAAGAAACAGACAATGCCTTTGATAACAGTTCTGGTATTGCTGTTTTATTTCTACTTGAATCTTTTCCATCAATGATCTGGATGGAATCCATAATAGAATTATAAATTGCCTTGTCTTTGCAAAAATTCTCTGTTTCGTTTACAAGCCAATCTTGATTTATTGATCCATCAAAATCAAAAGATTCTAC